ATCTGGCTCGCTTTGCTGTCCGTCTCTATATCCAGGAACAGTACCGATTTGTTGCCAACTGTCTTCATCTTCGCTCTTCTTGTGAATAGTTCCGTTGTCCATTACTACATAAAAAGTCTGAACACCATTTTTATTCATCACTACCGAAATGCTTGTCGGATTCATAAAACGATTTCCTTTCTTCTAACTCAAGCATAATACCACATTTCTGCTCATCGGTGTAAAAAATCCAATTAGAGATTTCATTGACGGTTCTAAAGCAAGTCGTGCAGTACCACATATTGTCATCAAGTTTACAGATCTTCTGACATGGACTCACTTTAGATCGTCCTTTGTTTCTTTTAGCATCTCTATCTCTTGCTCTAGTCGCTCCATTCGTGCTCGCATCTGACGGTTCTCACGATCTAACTCAGCGATGATCTGCTCATAGTTTTCAAGATCGACTTCATAAGGGACACCACTAACTTTCACCATATGCTCTCCACAGTGCAAATAAAATAGTTGTCAACATAATCCACAGAAACGGTATCAAGTTCATGTGCTCACCTTAGCAGCAAGATAGAGTCCAACATTCCCGATTGAATAACCAATGAAAGCAATACCGAGACCGAGATTACCACGCCACAATAAGTCAGCAGCCACAATCGCATACACAACTCCTATAATTGCTATCAGCCATGCACTCATTCTTTCCTCTTTATTAGATCCGCTAATGCCTCAAACTCTTCAAAGGTCAGCGATAGCATCTGGTGTCTGTTCTTCGATGTAATGACGGCATCAAAGCCTGTGTTGCTATACCACATCGTAACCTCAACAAACTCATTCTTGCTATCGCCAATGCCTCTGAAGCGAGCATTGCGTTGATAGGTCATCATTTCAATGCTGCCTTGACCAGCGCTAACGAGTCCTCTAGTGCGTTCATCAATGCCTTGGCTTCATCGCGATGGTAATCAGATAGTTTGCCTTTGATAGAGCGCATATCAAGAAACTCTAGTGTCATGTCTTCAAGTGAGCGAATGCTGTGCATTATTGGATCATCTGAAACACCAACAAAAGTGAGGTGCTCCACATGACCATCATCGCAAAATCCAACATAGTTATCTACCTCCAGTTCAAGTGTCTTTCTCATTTGTCGTACTCCTTGTAAATGTTTAATAGGTTCATTACTTCCTGCTTTGCATCACGGTCAAGCAAATGCCCATATTCCTCTGGGTGATTAAACTTCTTGATAAAGCGCACAAGTGCACGCAGTTCGTCTTGCTGGTCTGCTACGTTAGAGCGTAGATCATCGATAGTCGCTTCTAATATGTCGATGGTGTTGCTCAGGTTTTCTAGGTTTGCCTCTAAAGCATTGCGATTATAAGTCTCAATCATTTCAAGCCTTTCAATACTGATGAAATAAATGCGAAGATTCCTAACAGGGCTGCTGATGTCATAGTGCCGACTCCTGTATCTCTGTCATTCTACCAGTAAACTTGTCATACAACACAGCACACGCTTTACCTGTCTCACCGCTGTATCGGTTCTTGATGACACGAATGCGAGTAGTGTTGCGCTCGATAGGATCTTCATGCTGTGCTGCACGCTCTAAGCCTAACACCATGTCAGCCAATTGTCCAATACTTCCTGATCCCCTCAGTTGAGATAATGACGTGGCTGCGCCTTCCTCGTGACCGCGACCACCATCAGGCCTCTTTAAGTGGGACACAACAAACAGACTGATGCCTGTCTCTTGAACAATCATACGCAACTTAGTCATGATCTCGTCAATGGCTTTTCGCTCATCGCCATGCTCTTGAGCAGACACCACAATCGAGACGTGATCTAGTAGGATGTATTTGCAATCAAGCCCACGAGCGAAATACCTAACGCGATTGATGATGTTATCAATAGCAGTGCTGCCGAAGCAATCATAAAAGAATAATCGATCCGAGCCGAGAGTCTTGTCAAAAGCCTCTTTCTTTTGTCTGTCATCTATTTCTACCTCTGATAAGTGTAAGGGTTTATTGACTGCTAGCGACATGATCGACAACGCTGTGCGCTTAACTGATTCCTCCAAGAACATGATTCCAATGTTGTCTTTGGTTTCGCATAGCAATTGCCAAATGATCTCACGCATGAATTGGCTTTTACCTAGGCCAGAGCCAGCCGTAACCACAACCATCTCTTGACTGCGGATTCCACCAGTCATGGCATTGAGGCCGGCATAAGGATAGTGCGCCTGTGCCTTCTCCAGCGGCTGCATAACTAGGTCTAACAGGGAAGAGCCAGCAACAATGCCGTCCGGTACATACTGCTCTGCAGACCACCATGCTTTAACGAAGTCAGCGGATTTGTTGTCCTTGAGATAGTCGCAGGCATCTTTGTAGCCTTGGCCCATCTTCATGATCTTAACCTTGTTTCCGAACAACTCAGCGACTTTGGCGGCGGCTTCACGGCCTGGATCATCAGCGTCAAAAGCGAGCACAATAGTCTCATACGAGTCAATCCACTCATACTGTGCCTGACAATCCTTCACAGCCGACTGTGCGCCATTCTTGATTGACACGACTGGGTACTTAGAACCCATCATTTGATATGCCGCTAGTGCATCTAATTCGCCTTCGACAATAGTTAAGTACTTGCCACCAGCGTTCCACATTGCTTGTCCGAACAACATAGCGTCCTTGATGTTGCCTTGTGATCGGAATTGCTTCTCAGGCACATTGCGGATCTTCCAAGCAATCTCATTGCCTTTGGCATCGGTATATGGGTAATAGTGATCTGTCCCACTTTGGCGTACACCGTAGGCCTCACAAGTGGCTCTGACGATACCTCGGTCAGGTATGCTCAGGAATTGACCGCTAGTGGGCTTAATTTGCTCTGTAACGGCTTTATTCGGTATCATTGGTATCACCCTATTCTGAACACTGTCAGCGGATTCAGGGGCCTTAAAATAAGAGCCACAAGGGAAGCAATAGCCAGTGCCGTCATCGTACACAGCCTTTCCGTCACTGCTACCGCACTTCTCGCATGGTTCATGCCTTAAAAACTTCGCTTGCGATCTGGTTTGCATTGTCAATCTCTTTCTGTTGGTCTAGTTTGTCGATCATTGTCAGCAGTTGATAGGCCTGACGGCTTTCTGGCCTGCTACGCAGAACACGATCCCGCACATCACCCAAGAATGTCTCAACATTGACACCAGAATCGGTGAACATATCGGCACAATCCATGACGGTGAACCAGTAACGCCTTTCAAGTTCATTTTCCATCTGAGCACCACCTTTCATTGTTGTTACTACATTGTAAAAGATAAATAATAATAATTATTACACTGTTGTTCACTGTTGTTACTATATTGTAAAGCGCAAGAATCGTGCCAACTTACTTTACCTATCGTGCCAACGATCCTCGAAATAGTCATCATCATCAAAATGCTCAGTAAGGCCATTTATAGCCTCGCTGTCCGGTTCTGATGCGTCATCCTCATCCGACATCAAGCCAACATTGCCAACGGCTACGACATCGGTTTTAATCGTTCCCAGGCAGTGTTTACATAATCCGATATATTCCCTGGTGAACACCGATCGCACCGTTGCTTCATAGTCAGACATCAATTCGTTGCAGGCTTTGCATCTCACGTTTACGCTCCCTTTGTTTCATGCGAAATAGTCGAACCTTGATTGTACAGCATTTCTTACAATCTGCTCTGTAACCTAGTCGGCCTGTGTCCTGTGGATAAAACAGATCAAGCGGTTTTGTTTCGTTGCACTTGGTGCATTTCTTTGTGATCATTTCGTTGCTCTCTATCTTGTGATTCGGTTAGAAAATTAAACTTAGATTCTGATGGCGGCACAAATCCATGCTTGCGCCATGTCCGCATTACATCAGTCTTTGCGGCGTCAATGTAGGGCTTATTTGGTTCACTCAGTAGCCAAGACATATTTAGATCCTTTCTAGTGTAAAGATTCAAACGCCATAGTATGCACGATTTCGGGATACTTGTCTTGCAGAGCAATCAAGTCATCATCTGATAGCGCCTCACCTGTGTCGGCATAGACTGCGGCACAGATGAAAGCATCACAGAAATCAGGATAGTCCCTAGAATCAACTCCGTCGATCTCTAGGTCTACGACTTCTCTGTCATTAAGCGATAGGGTACTTGTCATCGTAGATGTCCTCCAGGTTAAGTTTCAATGCAATTCCAAACTGTTGCGCCAATACTGGCTCATTCTCTGCCAATATGCCGCAGAGATAGCCTAGTTCATATTGGCTGCACTGCCGAAGCAGCACAGCCAGTTCTGAGGCCTTCAATGCTAATTGATCGTGCTCATTCATTTTTTATTTAATCCTTGCAAGTATTGAAGAATAGGCACTGCAGTGTACTTCGATGCGTTGATCTTATCAATAAGAGCGGCGTTGAATGTTTCCAAGACCGCCTTGCCTGTTGAATTGTCAACGATAACCCACGATGCTGTTCTGCTGAGTAATTGAGTGTTCATTTTAGATCCCAAGGTTTCATGACGATAATAATGCCAGCGATGGCCCATAGCAAGGCCGCGATGCTTGCGTATTCGTAGATGCTCATTCTGATGCCTCCAATTCTGAAATGATTTCCTGGGCTACTAGTTCAGCACAAAGCCAAACCATAGCGTTTTTAAACATCGCTTGTGAGCCGATATTGTCAGCGATATAGGCAGGAAATGCTCCGAATTCCTCTGTGATGCGCTCCACAAGATCGTGCAACTCATCAGCATGTTGGTCATAAATTGCCGTTGTTTCAGTGTAGTAGATCATGCCACTGATCCCGCCTAAACAACCATGCTCGGCCATTGTGCGGACGTCTTCGATGTCGTAATTCTTGATAAAGTTATAAAAGTTTTTCATAGTCTAGGTTTCCTTTTTTAGTCTTGGTTTGGTCAATTAGGATTTCTTGCTGTAATTTTCCAAGTATTCTAAAGCATCTTTTTTTCGTTTAACAGCGCAAACGAACAAATTAGTAGGACTATGTTTAACCCACCAGGTTGCCTCAGGCTTAGCCCTATCATTATAGGACTTGTTTCTATAAAGACTGGCGTTTCCTATGGTTTTAATTAGTGTCATCATGGTCTGTGTTTCCCTTCGTTAATTAAACTTTAAAATAAGTCGTATTGCTAAACAAGTGTACTGCCTCGCCGACTGCCGCCTCTAAAGATGTGTGGGAGTTTACATCTTGAAAGTGTTTAGTGCCTGTCTTAATCATGATCTGAAACGGCCATACTGCATTGTCTGCGTTGGTCTGCTTAACAACCTTAACTGTTACTGTTCCGTTTGTGAGTTTTAAGTATTCCATAATTGCCTCGCTTTCATTTAACTGATGTGTCTATGATAAGCATTCAACGGATTAGTGCAACACTAAGTTACTAGGGAAAACCCTTATGTTGACTGCTGTGCTCAGGTATTCTAGGCTCTGCACTATGATGGTGCTTCTATGGTCTATGTTGGTGCGATAGTATCTTTGTGGGGTGCAGCATAGCCATTCTCTCTTGACAACCCAGGCGCCATAGCCTATCACTATTGGCACAGTTCTTGCTTAGCAATAATCATGCCAGTATTGCACTGCAACATCAAAGTGAGCGCTAACTAATGCTGCACTGCACAACATTGGTGCATAGCAACATAGGGGGGGTGGGGTAGGCGCTGATGATTAATAATTGTTGCACCACCATAGCCACAAAAAAGAGCAGAATTAACGCTAATGAGAATAGTTCTCAATTGCAATAAAGATATAATGTTATCAACTACTTATGTAAATGAGAATGATTATCATTAACTATGATGAAATTAGGTTAGAATCTGTGCATTGCGTTAGGCCAACGGAGGACACTAATGAGCGCAATCTGAGCACTAATGTTTATTCTTTACAATTATTTTACTTAACATGCTTTGCATCGTAAGAATACGCATGATATAATCACCCTCTATATAGACAACATCAGCGAACATTAGCGAGGGAGGTTATAGATAAAAACCTCCCCTCTAAGCAACCCAACAGTGTTGACGATGTACTCTATATAGAAGAACAATTATTAGGTATTTATCTTTGTGTTCACTTTAGTGCCCATTAGGGACTACATTGACTATATAGGAAGCAATGGAAACAAAAGACCAGGTGTCTTCTTCCAGTGTTACAGATTCTGGTGTTATAGAGGTTCCAGTGCCTGTAAAGCAGAAGAACCC